ATTGGGTCGGGGTCATATGTTTGTTTCCATAAAAAATCGTTTCAGGTTTTGTTATTGCAAACCCTTTGTCTTTCAATGCTTCATTGCGGTGGTGGTTTTGTATTGCGTCACGTTTGCGTTTGTAGGCCTGACCCCTTCGACTATTGCAAGGTAGGCAGGCGGGCACCATTTCGTCATGTGATCCGCCGCGGTCTAACTCCACCAGATGATCAGCGGTTGTTGCTTCGTTTCCACACCAATGGCAGGTGGGGTTGTCTGCTAGTAGCGCTGCACGTTTGCGTTTGTATTCCGCTGTGTCGTATGGGGTGCTAGGTCTTGTCATGTTTGCTCACGCGCCTTCGGCTTGTGCTAGCGCGCGCTTCGCGCTTGCTGTCATTTCTTATAGTAGGGCATCTGGACGGGCGTGTGTTTGTTGTGTTTGTTTTGTGTATATCATTTTGTTTGTTTGCGCCAGGGCATAGATGTGATTGACCCACCCACCAGATTGCCCAACCTGGTACCCATTTACATTCAATGACGATTGTTTACGCCTTGCCTGACCGCTTTGCCTAAACCATTTCGTGTTGCATGTTTCAGGGCGCGATCATCTACCCAGGTTTCCCTGTTTACGCCCCACCCCATGCAAACGGGGAACAGCCTATGGTGCTTGCCTATTGTTGCTTAGAAATTAGGAAATCTACTAGATCGGTGTACGGCACAAACAAATCCGCCGCTGCCGTGTACACCGTGATGTCAATTTTGCGTTTGGTGTCGAATGTTCCCTCAACGTCCCATTTGCCAAATGTTGCGCGCGGTGATAGGCACCAGATGTTGGCGGTTTTCTTGCAAACCATCACATATGCCAACGGTTTCACCGCTTTCATGTCATAACCATATTTGGTGTCAATGAATAGTGGGTCATAGATCAATTGGCCTTGCTCATCACATATGTGGGTGCGCGCTTTGACCTCTAACGGCTGATCTGTCCACGGCAGGCAAATATCCTTTTCGTGACGTGTGATCCATTCCTGTGTGCGGTCTTTTGGTGGCTCTGGTGTCCAGCATTGCACCCCGCGCAATTTCAGACGATCTGCAACGATGCTGGCCCAATATGCGCCTTCACTAAACGCTGCGGGATAGTCAAATGCTTTGCTCATTGGTGTGGGTTGCTCAACATATACAGCACATATTCCATGTCTGATGGTTTCCACACCGCGGAATACACACCAGCCTGTTCAAAGGCCAACAGCCAACGTTTCTGCAATGGACTGGTTTTTCCTTTTTCGCTTTTCAATTCGATGGCCAAAATCTTTGCGCCCGTAGGGTGAATTAGTAGCAAATCAGGGAAACCAGCGTCACCTTGAATGTGTGTGGCCCATGCGCCGCGCCTGTTCATTGCTGGCAGGTCATGGTGAATGAGCCAGCCATAACGTTTTGCTACGCCAATCACCAGGTCTTTGAATTCTGTTTCCGTCATTTCAACGCTTCAATCACCGCGCTGGCTTCATGGGATTTCAACAATTCCAACACAGCATCATCACGGTTCACGGTGCGCTGTATGAATTCCAACAGGCGCAAATCGTCCATGTTTGCGTCCTTAGCCAGTTTTTTGATGTAGCCCGTTTGCTTAGGTGTAGCAAATGCACCAGAGGGTGTGTGCACTTGCGCGCTAGGTGCTACCTGACCGCCCTGGCGTTCCACCTTTTGCATTTCCTCACGGGAAGGCCGTTTGCCCTGTGTGGCAAATCCCATGTTCGCTAGGCATCTGCCCAAACTGCTGGTCTCACAGTTTTCAACAAATGATGTGGCGTTTACGCCGCGGTCAGTATGTATTTCGTGTGCGTACCCTGTGGCTGTTGGGTGTGCATCATCACGGTGTTTCCAAATGACGCTGCGAACAATGCAGGTGTCCCCGTCATAGTTCATCAACGTGGTTTCAACGCGCCCGTCTGGGTATGTTTCCCAAAATCGGTTCAACCGTGTTTCTACGGTTTCGTAATTCGATAGATCAAATGCCATTTTGTTTTCCTTCTGTCTAGTTTTGCCCAATCAGGCAATGTTTATAATTTGCCGCCTAATTCCTCTATGCAACGCAAACATGTTTCTGCGTAGATTTCGTTACCTGACAAATCAAAATCTGTTTTCATCACCTTCAATGTGCGTATCAGGTAATCATCACGAACAGGTTTGGGTGTGTGTGTTGGCCTGCAAATGTCATCAATGAGTTTCATCATTGCATGTGTTTGTGGCGTTACTTGTAGATCAATTTTGTCTGTGATCATTTTTCGTGTTTCCTCTGTCATGGAATTTTCGGATAATGGATATTCAATCATTTGGCTGTTCGCCAGGGTGACCACCCTGACCGTGTCCAAATGATCAAACCTGCTTTGAGATTAGTTTGAGCCTGTAACAGGTTTTCACATGATGTAATCAGGCCTGCTTTTTGTAGGTAACTATTTGGGCCTTTGCACCAAAATGAGTTGATCTGCATGAGGCCATAGGACTGTCCCACGGTGTCTTTTTTGTTGTGTGCGTTTGGGGTGCATCGACTTTCGCGCTGCATGACATATTCCAGTTTGTCGCGCTGTTCAACAGGCCAACCCAGATTGACGGCCAGCGCGCTGAATTGTTCGCAAACGGTGGCTGATGGGTTTATGTAGAAAACCGTGGTGGCCGTGGACGTGGTGGTGGTTGGTTCAATCAGGTACGGTGCCAGGGCAATGGTGGTGCTAGGTGGCTCTGATTGGCTCATTAGAGGCTGTATGGCAAGCGTAAAACCCACTAGGGCTGAAATAACACCTGCCACAATTTTGGTTGCTGTAAACGTCATTTTTTCTCCAATTGGTATGGAACGCCCCAGGTGTCCCCGATGGCGTTTTTGAATGACAGTTGGGCGTGTAACACTTTTTGGCTGTCTGGGTCACGGAAAATTTGCACCAGCACTAATTGGTTTGTGTCCAATGCGGTGGTGAAAACCTCATATGTGTAGGTCTTAGCGTCAGCCATAACTGTTTTTCCCTCTGTCAGGTATATGTCCACCCTATGGGGTGGGTGTGGCTGGGTCAAGCATTAGCGCTGATGGGGTCTTATCGCCCACAAAATAGAACCAATGCCACGGTTCAGCAGGCATTACCTCTAATGACCAACCATAATTTGGCGCGTTTTCGCATAGCCATTTCCACAGTATTGGATCAGATGTTCCCGCAATGTCACAGGCCAAACCCAAATTATGCCGTGATGAACCAGGTGCAGCCAATGGGGCGTTCCCTGGTTTCAAATAGTATTTGCGGCCTTCCCACGTTCTGGTTGACGCGCCAGCAATTGGTTCCAATGTGTACCGCTGTAGAAAACCAGCCTTTTGTTGGGCTAGTGATCTGTAGGTGTCACCCGCGCTGGTTGGTTTGAATTGTTTGATGCCTGACGCAAAGGCGGCTTGACGCATTGCTGTCCAACTGGCCGCTGCTAAATGATGCAATTTTCCCATTGGTTTGATGTCGCGCAATAGGTTCATTGGCAATTCGCCTGGTTTGCAATGCTGTAGATCTGCTGGCAATACCAGTTTTCTAATCGGTGGTTGCACTAGATCCAGGCTTTGATTTCAGGCCATTTGATGCCACAAGGCCAGACAGGGTGCCAGTCAAAAACACCAGCAACGTGGAAAGCAAATCAATTAGTTGTGCGTCTGTTGGTGCCTGTTCCGTAGGCTGATCCACAAATAAAATTCCATATATAAACGCCATGACGGTAAACGAAAAACAGATTGCCATCAAACGGCCAACGAAAACAATTAGCCCTGCATGTTGTTGTTCTGGTGTTTTAGTCACAGGCGGCCTTTGTGAAACATTGATATTCGATATTAGTTTTTGAAACGGTGCAACCACTACAGCCCCACAAAACTACGGCTATTAGTAGCGCGTAACCAACAAAAGCACGCCATTTCATTGCTCAATTGGTTCAGGTATTGGCGTTGGTTCGGGTTGAATTGGTGCAACAAAATCGTTTGTTTCTGCGTCATAGGCATAACCAAAACCAGCATATGTTTTGCCTGGCGTGTCAATAAACGTTTCAACCCATAAGCCTTCATAGCGTTCAGGGTTTGCATCAATAAATTCTTGTGTGACAGCATGAACGCCAATTACAATGTTGTTTTCGTTAACGTGTGCAAAGTATGTTTCGGTCATGATTTAAACCTTACATAGACAATGCCTGAACCACCAGCAGCGCCTACCGCCGTTGAACCTGCAGTATTACCACCGCCACCGCCACCGCCGCCTGTGTTGGCTGTGCCAGCGGTGCGACCTGTGCCAGTAGATGATGTTCCACCGTTACCACCACCACCAGTACCTGTTCCACCTGTTCCGCCGTTAGCGGTTGAACCGCCACCGCCGCCACCAATGAAAGATGACGAACCGCCAATGAATAGCGAACGGTCATAACCCGTTCCACCGTTACCACCAGTATTAACTAGTCCGTTTCCACCTATTGCGCCAACACCACCACCACCACCGCCTGGAAGGTTTGTTCCAAAGTCAGCAGAACCACCACGAAAACCTTGCGCACCTGAAAGCACAGGCAAACCAAAAGTTTTGTTATAGGTTGCACCACCACCGCAACCACCGACACGGCCATCGTTGTTTTCGTTGCTTCCACCTGAACCACCACCAAAGGCCGCTAATGCGCCTATTGCACTTGGGTTGCCTGATGTGTCGCTAGCACCGCCGCCGCCAATAATTATTGCTTCGTTAGTCGAAAAATATAACGTTTCTAAAACTTTTCCACCAGCACCGCCGCCGCCTGCGTAACCAAAACCACCACCGCCACCGCCACCAATCATCAAAATATCAAACAAACCCGCTTTAGTAACAGTTAGTGTGCTGTCTGTTGTAAAAGTTAAAAGTGTGTAACCAATTCCGTCAACTGTGATGCTTGACGATGTCCCACCTGTTGCTGTCCCATATCCAGTACCGCCACCGCTAAAAAAAATAGCAGCACTAGCACTAGTAAAATAAAGCGTGCCACCCCCCCATTGTGCCAACGCTAATGATCCAGCGGTTGTGACCGTTGCTGTGCCAGCGGTAATGGTGCAAGTGCCAGCACCAATATTTTGAATAAAAAGTGTGTCACCAGCGCTAAACAAACTTGTGTTCACGGTGATAGTTGTAGCGCTTGCGTTGCTCATCACAATGCGCGTTCCCTTATCGCCTGCGACCAGGGTGTATGACGCGGTTTTGTTGCTCACCGTCCAGTTGTAGTCATTGGCCTGCAATGCGTCCATCTGCGATGCGGTCAGAATTTGTGCTGGGACGAAATCTTGAATTGCCATGTTTCCTATCCTAAGACATTCAGGCTGTCTAGTGTGCCATATAGTGCGTTGTCCAAAACGAATTCAAACACAATTGTGGTGGGTGCCGTTGACAGCATAATATTGTGCCCTGACGTGACGCTAATGGTGTGTTCAATGCCTTCCACGCTTAGTTCCTGGGCTAGTTCGCTAGTACCAGATCCGCTTTGGAACGTTTTTTCCACGCTGATGGTTTGACCTATTTCGATGCTGGCCACGGTGTCACGCTGGGCGTTGGTCAACATTAGGAAATCAGTTTCTACGCTGGTGTATCGGGCCTCTGGTTCCCCGTTCAGCAAGTATGACGCGGCGGTGTCAATGCTGGTTTGTTCATGTAGCAGGCTGTTTGTGATGCTGGCGGTTTGAATAAAATATGTAGCAATAGATCCCAGATCCTCTGCGGTGGCGGTGGTTCCATCTAATCCTGTGACAACAGCGCGGTTTACCACCGCGTCTGCTTCGAATGATATACCTACGCCGTTGTATGGAATTTCTGTTCCGTCATCATGGAAATCAGCCACGCTGGCGGAAAGCGTTGCACCGATCCTGTTCTGGAATGTCAGTTTGCCGTCCGCGCTCATAAACAGGCGGCCAAATTCTGCGGTGCTGTTGATCTGGCTGATGTATTGCAAAACGTTTGTTCCAGCGGGAACGGTGTAGGCGGCATCATGGCCCAAGTTCACGGTTCCTGTTGCAATGTCGCGGTCAGCCAACGGGAAATCAACCTCTGGCAAATTTAGAACAGTTGTTATTCGCGCGCCCGACAATTCGGCTGATGGGTTGAATTCGTCTAAATAGGTTTGGGCCAGCAAATAAAATTGATCTGAACAGAACACCGTGACGGTGTCAATGCCGCCTAATGCAAAGTTGTAGTCATAGTTGACCACATAACCTTTGAACAGGTATTGGGCCACGTTGGTGGTGTCGTATCGAATTAGGCGTACTTCACGCATTGGCGCCAGCCCAGGCTTTGCTTCGGCGGTGTCGTAATACGGGCTATCTGTATCAAACGGATTGAACACCCCGCCAGCCAATGTGTCGTTCAAAGTGAATGACATTGTGCCCGCGCTGAATTGGTCACCAACATCACGCCGTCCGCGCTTTACCGATACGCCTATACAGCCTTCCATAACGCTGGCAAATTCGCCTTCACCGTCCAAAACGTATTGGGTATTGTTCAGCACCCCACGCGTGGGATCGTCCAATGTGAACGCGTTGACGGAAAACCCTGTGGCTACTTGTAGGTCATAATTCCCGCTGTCAATTACTGCAACGCCTGGCATCACGCCACCTGAATGTTTGCTGGGCCAGCGCTGCGATTGTAGGCGCGTATTGCGTTGACCACGGCCTGCCCGATTTCAGCGCTAGTGGCTAGTCCGCCGTTCACGTTGACTGTGATACCGCCACCCATGCCACCCATCTTTGATAATGGGATAACGGCCTCTGGGCCTGCCTCACCAATCATGGCAAGCGTTGGGCCTGTAACAATTCCACCTTCCGCCAACATAGGAATGTTGGGAACGCTGAAACCTTTACCGCCTAGACCTGGCACCCATGACGGGAAACTAAAAGACAGTTTGCCAATAGTATTGTTCCACAGTTTTGCAATGCCGTTGAATATGGATTTGTAAACGCCCATCACAAATTCAAAATATCCTGTGATGGCATCAAAACTAAATTTCACGCCTGTTGTGATTGCTCTAAAAACTGTGTCAACAATTTTGCGGACACCATCAAATTTGAAATACAGGGCGGTCAAAATGGCTATCAGGGCCACAACAGCAATGATCACCAGGGTGATTGGGTTAGCCATTAGCGCGGCGTTCAAAAGAAAATTGGCAGCGGCGGCTAGTTGTGTGTAGAGGGTATAAACCTTGATTGCTGCGTTGGCCACCAGAATTGCTGCTGCGATGCCACCAATGGCCCCAGCAATAACCAGAAACGTGGTGGTGTTTTCCTGTGCCCATGCACCCATTGCGGTCAACAACGGCAACACCTTTTCAACAACAGGGATCAACGCCGCGCCAATGTTTTCTTTTGTTTCGGCAATTGCTATTCCAAATCGTTTCATTTGGCCTTCGGCGGTTCCTGCTGCTTCGGCTGTTGCACCACCAAACGTGCCGCCCAGAACGTCCATGACGGTGTTCAGGTCTGCACCTTCTTTGATCAGCGCCGCCATTTCTGGTGATAACGCTTTCAGGCCTTTCATGTTTCCGCCATAGGCTTTTGCTAGCGCGTCCGAAACTGTGGCTAAATCTTTTCCTGTGGCTGTGGAAATGTCCATTGCCAGCGCTAAACCTTCTTGCGCTTTTTCAATGTCTTTTGTGCCGCGCACCAGGTTGGCTAGGGCAGGCCTCAAATCATCGTCCGCAATTCCGCTAGCCAAAGAAAATTTGCTGATCATGTTTTCTGTTGCAGCAATTTGTGCATCAGTAGCGCTGGCAGAAATGTTTAGTGTTCGCGCTAATTCGACTTGCGCGGCCTGATCTTCCATTGCTGCTTTTGTGGCACCAGCCAACGCATAGCCCAACGCGCCAACAGCGGCAGCGGCAGGCAGGGCAGCCTTTTTGACTGCGTAACCAGCCTTTGCGCCAGCACCTTCAAGGCTTTTGAATTCCTTTACAGCCTTATCTAAACCTTTGCTGTCAAATTCGCTAATGATCGGAATTTTGATTGCCATTACATCACCAGGTTTCTGTTGACAGCGTCCATTACGCGTTCTACCAATTCAACCATGTTTTGTTCAACAGCGCCCGCATTGCGGTCATAGGCAGGCCACATGACGCGCGAAGGCAAACCAAACTGCAGCGTGAGCGCTGAAATGAAACGTGCGCCCTGGGCATTAGATCCGCCCTGTTTGCCTGCCATGTCAATGATTGATGCGGCGGGGTCTTTTTGAATGATGCTGATGGTGCTGGAATTGCGTTTGCTGACATCTACTTTGACACCAACACCGCGCTGGGCTTTTTGTTGGCTGTACGGGAATTTTGGGTTGCCGCGCTGCGTCCATGCGCGTTCCATACCAGACAGCAGGCGCGGTGGGTAACTGGCCTTTGCATCATCAATGGCAGGTTTGGCTAGTTCCTTTGCCTCTTTGTTGATCCTCTTGCGTAAATCGGGGTCAACATTGCG